GTTGATGATATTGACGAGTTCGCAGAGGAAGTAGCTAGACCAGATGGTGTACTAATATATAAAAAAGGCTTTACGCCACCGACTATAAATACTGACCGTGATTTAGCTCAAGGCCATATGATGCTCATGCAACAGTCAATCGGCATGATTCAACAAGCTAGTGGCGTGACTGACGAGTTGATGGGTAGGCGGACAAACGCAACATCAGGAGTGGCTATTCAAGCAAGGCAAGACCAAGGCTCATTAGCGACAGCCAAATTCTTTGATAACCTACGTTTTGCTAATCAAGTTCAGGGTGAGAAGCAGCTATCACTACTCAATCAGTATTTCACTGAGGAAAAATCATTTAGGATTACAAATCAGCGTGGGCAGCCTGAGTATGTCACTGTAAACGATGGATTACCCGAAAACGATATTGTCCGCACTAAAGCAGACTTCATCATATCCGAGGACGAGTGGCGAGTGTCTATGCGTCAAGCGCAGATGGAAGAGCTAATGCAAGTCATGACAACACTAGCGCCAGTCGCACCGCAAGTAGTGATGGTCATGCTTGACCTGGTTGTTGAGTCTATGGATATCCCGAACCGTGAGGAATTGGTCAATCGTATCAGACAAGTCACAGGCATGGGCGACCCTGATTCAGACGAGCCAACAGAGCAAGAAGTCGCTAGGCAACAGCAAGAACAATTGCAACAGCAAATGGCTCAAGCCATGCA